GTCCTGGAACCATTTAGAAATAACAGTCTTCAGAACATCAAATGCGAATACCAGGCTACCAATGATCAGAGTCCATTTGGCAAACTTCGCCATGGCTTCCAGAGAGTAACCAATGAAACGAGAAAGCAACCCGGACGTTGTATTTTTGATGATGCCCAGAGTACCCAGAACATCCTTGAAGAATGTTTTCTTCTCTTTATCCTTTTCCTTGACTTCCTTCCTGTCATGATCTACCACCGATTCACTATCCGGCTGTACATCAGGGAGAGGAACATCAACAGGACGTTTCGCAGCAAGAGACAGCGCGACCGCAAGAGCAGCCTCTATAGCATCTTTGTGCTTCGTGTAGAAGTCAGCCATAGGGTTCTGCTGTTCTACGTTTACGGTGTTGTCTACGGACTGTGAAGAGTTATCCGTAAGGTTGTTGGGGCGCACCGGACCGATAAAATCGGGTAACTCATTTGCAGCCGGTCCCAGATCCTGTTCAGCCTGCTCTTTAAAGCCAGCGAACTTCTCTTTAAAGCGATCCTCGAACGATTGCAGACCCTCTTTCATATCCAGCGTGTTAAGGGCTGTTTCAAGGGTGTTATCGTTAATGTCTCGCAACTGGCCCATCGCGTCTTTGTCGAGCTTCGCGGTGATCTGTCGAATTTGTTTTTGTTTCGGCTCTTGAGCTTTTCGGCCTTCGAGCAGAGCTTTTTTCTGCTCTTCTGTATAGTAGCTGTTAGCCATTATCATTCACCAATGATGTTAAGCCCTTTGATGGTTTTCCCCTCATGCACAATATAAACTTCCTGGAGTACGCCACGCATTACATCGCTATGTTCATAACGATACAGGCAGTTAATTAGTTCGAATCTTTTTTCGTCGGTCAGTTCTACTTCTTTGCCGTCTACAACCGCTTTCGTGATCAGTGTTGGCAGATCACCAGACAGCAGCGAAGGCTTAGCGAATGTCAATTCGATGTTGTCAAACGTGTAGTCATACTTAGCTTCAGAGATCTTCATCTCATCAAGATTAATTCCGATGCTCGCCAGGCTATCAGACGCCTTCTTATCGTTATGGTAATGCAGATGGATAAGAACGAACTCTGTTTCGGCTGCGGTCAGCGGACGGGGCTTAATCTCATCAATGATGTATCGTAACGTGTCCATAGGGTCTTTCAGGGTCTTGATCTTCAGGAAGTGACGATACGACAGCTTAGGAATACCGATTTCGGTTCCGTCCGGCAGTGTGATTGTCTTCGTCTTTGTGTTCTTAATATCCAGAGTCGTGACCATGAATTTATCAAGTGTATTCTTCTTTTTCATTCTCGCCTCAAAACAGGGATCTCAATATTTACTATTTAGTAAATAGGTTTATTAAGTGGAGGATTCTATGACTGCAAAAGTGGTAAACCGAATCACATCGGTTAAATTATATCCAAGCTATGAGAAGTTTTCAGACAACGTTTATCTGGAAGTTCTCCCCGCTCTGGTCTCATTCAGTGAAAAGACTGTGATTAATGGTTCATCTGAAACCCTGATGCAGATCTACGACAACCAGCTACTGTATCAGCTTTCGGACCGGCCTATCATTCAGGTCTCGTTCAAGTACAACGACACACAGGAACAGCATTATTACGGGCTGTTGTATTCCAACGTCGAAACCGACGAGATGAACCGCTCTATCCTGCGCCTGAACCTCTCTCCGGTCCATAAAGTGTTTAAGCGTAAGTTTGCCCGCTCTTTCAGCAACAACGCAGCACAGACGATTACAGAGTGTATGGAAACGCTTTATGGTGGAATGAAGTTGTTAACTCCGGTAGTCGAGGCGTCAAACGTGCGTATCCCTCCTGCGTGTCTCAGCGGGACGTATGAAACGGTATTTGATTTCATCCGGGAAAACGGTCAGAGCGTTACATCATCTGACTATTGCTACCTCTGGGAGGATGGTTCCGGTGTGTTCCTTAAGAGCCACGCGGAGATCCTTGAGCAGGTTGCACTGGAAGGTTACAAATACAACGTCGATAACATGTTTTTGGGTGACGCTATCGTATTCAGTAAAGCCGAATACATCACGTATAAGGATAACACCGCATCGCTGGAGAACACAAGCTTTTACAGCCTGTCTCTGAGTGATAAGAAAATGTATTCCGATATCCTTGCAGATACGGATACAGAAAACGCATGGGTACTTGTCAACAGAAATGCTGAGTATCAAACCAACTTCCAGAACCCGAATACAGCCGGTAAACCTTTCCAGGCTGCAAAGTTTCAGGTGTTGTCTTCTTATGAGAAGCGGATCCGGTTTGATATTAATCAGGGCAGGATGGATATCAAAGTAGGTGCGCTGATAGAGATAAGGGGAGATGAGTATAACGGTCGTTATCTCATTATTGAATGTGTGCGGGATGTTTCGAAAGATAACCACCTGCAAACAATTGAATGCGTGCAGGTGGCACAGGCAACGACTACGACTTAAGCGAGGCTCGGTTCTGGCTCGGGTGAATCTTCGGGTTCGCCTGGGCGTTTGTAACCCATGAACAGATCAAACACATTCGGTTTGTTTCGGTTCTGGGCCTGAACCAGCTTCTGATATTCTTCGCGGCTGTAGTTCAGCATGAAACAGAACTGTTCTGGTTTCGCATTGTCTACCAGGAGTTCCAGAGCTTCCGCGCCTTCTGCTGTTTCGTAATACTCTGCCGGATGATCCAGGTTGACTACTACACACTGCCAATCATCCTCGCCGTGTGTTTGTTGAATCTGCAAGACCTGCGCATTCTTCATGTTCAGGTTATGCCCCAGCATCTCATTAACGAACTGGCGGTCGCCTTCGTTGTATTTGATCTGATTTCCGTTCCAGCGCAACACTGTTACCGGTCCATCCTGCTCGCGTGTATTTCTCATGATTTAGCCTTCTTCTGCCTGACCTTTCTTTTTGGCTTCGGCTCGGTCTTTTGCTTCAACCTGGGTTACCCAGGATTCTGCATATTCGGGGTCGCTAACTCGTCCACCGGTACACCACTCCCCAGAAGGGAAGCGGGCGACTGTCCAGATTCTTTCGTATGCCATTAATATTCTCTCTTAAATTTACGTTTACGGGTTACGAGGTCAATGAGTGCCGGTGATGGTTCCGCTGGCTGCTTGCTCAATTCTTCGATGCGGTCAAAGACTTCAGGCGATACCTTGCGGATCTCTGCGCGGGTCTTCCATCCTGTGAATGAGGATTCGGTATCCAGAAACGCAATTTCTCCACCCGCTTCCAGACGTTTAAGCGCCAACTGATTCAGGAAAGGTGTAAACCCTCGGGTTGGAAGAGGTAACGCATCAAGACTGCCCAGGTTAAAACCAATAGCACCTTGCAAGTCTGCATTACGACGCTTCAGGAGCTTTGCGAATACTTCCGGCTTTTCTGGTCCGGTCGCGTCTTCGTCTACCTGCTGCATCTGGATGGTGATATCTGATTCTTTCATGGCTTTTCCTCACGTTCGGTTACGATATCGGGGTTCGGACAGCAGCGACCGACATACACAGAGCGACCACAATTCCGACAATAAATTTCAGGCATGTTTGCCAGAGGACTGTTTTCGACGCCGACAAACAAAGGTTCCCATTCTCTGAATAACTCTTCCATAGCAGAAGCGATCCGGGCCTTTACTTCGGCTTCGTCATACTCTTTCATTCGACTACCTCAAAGAACTTCATTTCGTCTTCGAAGAAGTTCCATTCAAATTCGTATGCATCGCGTTCTGCGTCATACTTCATTGTATCAAGTTGCGACACGGGAACGCATGAGATGAATGCGACTGGAGCTTCACCAGTTGCGCCGGTAGACATATCCGGTTCACCTTCCTGATACACCCGAACAACCTTCAGCAAAGAAAACTCGCCCAGGATCTCAGCAGTCAGCGGGATGCCGTCATTAGCAACAGCCGAGAAACCTTCTGCATCTTTCAACTTGATTACTTTGCCAGTCAGTTCAAACATGTTCATTTTGCGTTCCTTTTGTTGTGTTCAGTGAATTTACCAGAAAGCCCAGGCCGGTGCAAGGACTTTCTAATCAAATCACTTAGCGGGGAAACCATCATCAATCATTTCGAAAGCAGTACCCACAACTGCTTTCAGTACGTCTTCTACAGTAGTGCCAGGATTGAAACCAAACAGACGTTGGGCCATAGTTGCGTAATCAGTGTCTCCGGTGTTTTCCTCCTGGCGCATAGCCATATAGTGATACTCCAGATTATCAACCAACTTCGGGTTGTGCGCGGAGATTTGGTCAAATGACTCCCAGAACCCGATTTTGTTCGCTACGTTGAAAACTTCTGAATCGCTTGCCCATACAGTCATGATGCTTTCCTTTCTCTGTTTCGTTTCGATGTGTGTAAGATAACAAAAAGCCCCTGCGTATGCAAGGGCCGGTTTGATCATTTCGTGCTATTAGCTACGAACGATTGCAGCCATACGATCACGCGGGACATTGAGCCAGTCTCCATCTTTGAGACCATGCAACGCGGTGTATCGCAAGTCGTTTGCTACCTGCGCCCGCCAGGTTACTGGGTCCGTACTCACATCAATACTTTTGATCTGGACCCAGAAGATTTCTCGGGGTTCGCTTGCATCAGCAGGAACCGCACAGACTTTAACATAATCGCCGGACTTTACCGGTTCGTTCGGTCCGAGTTCCTGCGCTTCCCGAGGAAGAATAAAATCGAATTTTCTGACCAGTTTATGTTTCACGCTTTACGCTCCGTAGAGTCCATCGTCATCAAAGGTCTCTACTGGGTTCAGATAGTCCATGTAGAGGAATTCAGCGGCGCTGTATTTGATTGCAGCAGCCAGGTCGGTAGCACCAACACGCTTGATATATTCGAGGTCGAACTCGATTTTGTCATCAGAAAGGTCGTCTGACAGGAAGAAAGAACCATTTTTACGCTGGTTGACGTATACGGTATTGTTTTTGCCTTCAACGTAAACTGTTTTCTTCGTAGTCATCGTGATTTCAT